TTGCACCATATTCTTTCTGCTTCATATACAGATTCTATTGTATAAGGGCTTGCTATTGAAAATTTACCTAAATCATCATAGTAATTCCCTATTCTTAATTCATTTGCTTTTATCATAATTTTATGGTTTTCTGTGCAGTAAATAATCAATTATATCTAAGTACCAACATAAATAAATTGGTGATAGAATGATGTGTGCAAGTATTTTCATTTTATTTGATACGTTTTTAAAATTCCTAAAATCTTTTTATCAATTTCTTCTGAATCATCAAAAGGCATTCGATATGATTTGGTAATTGTGGCGCATTTATATTTTCTTTTTCTGCCTGCGCCTGGCCTTTCACCGCCTTGTTTATTTTTTTTCATATTAAAATAATTTTTGTTGGCTGGTGTGATTATTTAAACGTTCCATTGCTTTATCATAGTATTCTTTATCTAACTCACAAGCGGTTAAATCAAATCCGTAATCGTGGCAAGCTATTGCAATAGAGCCGCTGCCAAAATGGGTGTCTAGTATTTTATCGTTTGGCTTTGCGTATTTGTCTAAACAAAACTTATATAAATCAATAGGCTTTTCAGTTGGATGTATTTTATTAATTTTTCCGTATGCTTCAACCCTACTCATTCTAAATGCTTTTGCAGAAGTATCAAACGAAGTCCAAGCAAACTCAAAATCTGCACCGCTAAATATTTGTATTTTATCCCAAATTAACATTCCTCTAGTACTTTGTAAATAATCTAAAAAATAGTTTCCACCCCATATAATTTGATTTTTAGATACTCTCATTAATTCAATAAAATATTCTTTAGTTGGTAAAATATCCCAATCAACGTGCTTTTCAGTTCTTACAAATTTGCTTCCTCTTTTTTCGCCACTTAATAAACTATGACCAATCCCATAAGGAGGGTCTACAATAGCTAAATCGAAATATTTATCAGGATAGCGAGCCATTAGTGCCATATTATCTTCGTTTGTAATGTTTATCATTCTATTTTATGTTTTAATTTTTATTTTAACAACTGTTTTAATTGTTCTGTTTGGTCCATCGACATATAAGAAAAATAAAAATGTTCACTGCTGCAAAGATTTGCTTTAAATAGCTTCTTTATCTTTGCTAATCGTTTACTTACTTTACACCTGGATAATGGCACTACATCACCATTTGCATTGCTGAATATTGCAACTTCTTTGCTGTTTATTGTGCTAATTGATATACTAAATGGTTTCATAGTTTTATAAATTAATTACATTAATTAAATCATCTGTACTAAATTGATTAAAAATTATTCTTTTTTGTGCTGTTTGTAAATTTTGTATTTCTTCTTTCATCATATTTACATAATCAATATTGTTATTCCATTTGTTTATTCTATATTCCCTATCTTCAATTTCATTTTTTATAAAATTAGGAATGAATAATTTACACTCACTTATTGCAGCATCTAATGATAATTCAACATTTATACTATTTTCACAATTAATTTCACGTTTTGCATTTATATCATCATTAAATAATAAATAACATCTTTTTTTACCTATACTGTGAATTGTGTATTCCTGCACATTAAAATCAATGGTTTTGTTTTTTACACCGTTCCAGGAAGCAAATAAAAAAACAGTTTGGCCTTTTTTTAATTTTAAAGAGTTTAAAGTTTTCATAATATAAATTTTTAATTGTTGTTATCTGTTTGTAAATATACGCACTTATTTTGATTCTGCAAACTATTTCAAAAATAAATATGTAAATCACTGATAATCAAACAGAATAAATTTATTTTTATGCTTTAAATATCGGTTAAAAATGCAGTATTTGCCTGCACTCCAGGCAAAGAATCATCTTTTATTTCTTCAAATAAATTGTGAAATTCAGTGAATTGTTTTTTGAATCCCACTAATTCGGTGCCAGTGCATCCGTGTCTATTCTTAACGTAACTAATAAAGCATTTGCCAGTCACATCAATTTCACCATATTTTTCATCTTTGATATAATATTCAATTTTCCATCTATAATTTTTGTTGGGCAATCTTCATAGTATTCTGGCCTAAATAACATTCCCATTTGGTCCGCATCTTGTTCAATGGCACCACTGCCGCGAGCATCTGACATTAAAGGATTCCTTTTTTCAATAGGGCGTTTTTCAATATCTCTATTTAATTGAAAGAAAACAATGATAGGAATGTTTAATTCTTTTGCTAGGTTCTTTAATTCAGATGATACATAATTCAATAATGAATATTCATCTTTAAAGCCTTTGGAACGGATTAATCCTAAATAATCAATATAAATTTCTTCTACATTATGCCTTTTCACCATTCTGCGTGCCTGCGACATAATCACCGACAATTCACGGCTTTTATCATCAATGTAAAGTTTTGATTTTTTTAGGTCATTTATTCTTTTGTGCAGGTCGTTAATTTGTTTGTCACTGATATTGCCATTTCTTAAATCTTCACTGTTAATTTGGCAATCAATGGCGGCAATCCTAGTTAATAACTGCTTTGATTTCATTTCGATTGAAAAAATACCAACAGCCTTATTTAAAACAAATGCGCAGTTTGTCGCAGCCTTAATTAAAAAACTTGTTTTCCCCATTCCAGGCCTTGCGCCAAAATAAATCAAATCAGATTTGTTAAATCCGCCGTATTTATCCAAATCCTTTAATCCTATTGGCAAGCCTTTTGGAATTAAACCATTCTTTTTATCATTCGTTTCCTGCAAAAATTCATCACCTATTGATTCTATTGTATCAAAACTTTTATTGCCAGTTACATCATTGATGGCATTGTCGAATTTGCTTTTTAAATCTTCATAAACATCAAAAATATCATAATCCCTATCATTTATCTTTATAAGGCCTTGTGTGCATATTTCAGATACTTTCCTTACTAGATACCCTTCGATGATTAAACGTGCGTGAGATTCAATATTTGACGCACTAGCGATGTTATTTGTAAGTGATGGAATATACCCATTTGAAGGCATCGATTCTAAAAGTCCCTTTGAACGTATTTTTAAAGAAACTGTTAAAATGTCAATCTTTTCGTTTTCTTCTTTTAAATCAATGATTGCCTGGAAAATGTGTTTATTGGCATCTGCTATGAAACAATACGGTTTTAAATCACTACTTACCAATTCTAATGCTTCTGATTCCAAAAGTATTGCACCTAATACAGCATTTTCTAATTCTTTTAATTCTTTATTTTCCATAATTATTCCCTTTTACCTAATTTGATGAATGTGCCTGCGCTAATCGGTGCAGATTTGTCTTTATTTAAAAGCCAGGTATTCCTAAAATGGTCCACAAATTTACCGTAGCTAACATATTCAGAATTTGCTTTTAATTTAAACTGTGGGATGTATGCCTTTAAAATTTCAACAGATGTTTTTTGTGTTCGGGCCATTTCGACAATATGGCTGCCATTTTCAAAATCTGAAAAATACTGATTTATTATATTTATATCTTTTACTGTTACTGTATCTGTTACTGTATCTGTTACAGCGATGTTTGCGACACGGTGCGATGCTGTGCGACCTTCATCATCGCACTGCGATACTTTGCGATGTTTTGCGATTTCAATGGCTTTATGTAGGCTTAAATCTTTATTAATAACCTGGTCATATAAATCATTGTTCCATCTTTTGAGATTGCCTAATGCGCCAGAATTACCTTTTTTGATGATTTCATCTTCCCATTTATTCAAATCCCTTTTTAATTGCTGCTTTATTGGCTCAAATGTTAATTCAATCAATAAATCTTCTGCAATAGGGTTTTCATCATTAACATAAGATAATAAGTGCTTAAATAATAAACCTGCCTTATCATCTGGCATTTTTTTAATTGTATGTATTAAATCACAATACAATACAAATCCTTTTTTATTTTCCGCCATTATATTAAATCTATTTCTTTAGTTAATAACTCTAATAATAATAAAGCATTTTCTTTATTAATTTGTATTTTACAGAATGATATATCATTGTCATTATCCTGCATAAAAATTGATATAAAGCCTTCATTATCCGCAAATAATTCTAATTCATCATTTGTTCCGTTTTCTTTGTCAGTTGTAAAAATTGTTTTTATTGCCATAATTTTTCTAAAATAAAAAAGCCCTATTGATTAAGTTTGCTTACGAAGCAAGTAAGGGATTCACTCCTTACACTTAATCATTAGGACTTCTAATGTTTTAATGTGAATCTATTTTAAATCGGTTCGTTACTCCGAATTGCAAATGTAAATATAAAGAACGGTTAATACAAATAAAAATTAATAAATTCTTCTGATTTCGGAACCTTTATTTTCTTAACGTGCAATTCCGTTATTAATTTATCGTTAAAGCCGTATTTTTTTTGCAGGCAGTCAATGAATGTTTTTAAACCATTATCAATATCACTGGCTGCACTGCTATATCCAAATTCAATGCTTATGCTTATTTCACCTTTTGGAATCTTTAAATCAATAGGTAAATGAAACATCATTTGACGAATAAACAAATCATATTTTTCCGTTCTGAATCTTCGGCCTTTGTAGGCTTCATTAATTGATAATGGTTTAATTTTTATCTTAATCATTGAATGTGGCCCAATTTAGATTTAATCAAAGCATCATATTTTTCTAAATATTCACGACACATCAAAACACGTTTTTTAACTGATTCAATAAATTCTGGTTCTGCTGAAATATTATATGCAATCCATCTTTCATTTATTGGCATATCTTCATAAATGATTTCTTCACTGTAATTTGTTTCTGGTGTATTCATTAAACCGAAAAACAAAATAGCTTTATCTTTTTTGTACAAATGACAATAACCTTTTAACTGCATTGCATATTCTTTATCTAATCCTTCAATGACTTGTTGGTGCAATGTTTTGCGGTTCCAGGATGCTTTTACATCAATAATGCAGCTAGGCAAATTAACATCACATTCACCAGTGAAATAATCATCTTCTAATCTTTCAGTGTTCTTTTCAGCTAATCCAAAGCCCAAAACATCCGCAGCAAAATCAATTAATTCGGGTTCAACATTAATTCCCTTTTCCATATACTTACTGTATATTTCTTCTTTGTCATTAGCATACCATTCGTGCAAATAAGTTTTAGCAGTTTGTGGCAATGTTGGATTTTCAGCAGCTGCTTTTAATTCACTTAATTCCTTTTTCATTATATCCGTTAAAGGCTTTGCAGTTGAATCATTTTGGCGTGCTTCTAATTCATTTAACTTTTTTTGCTGTGCTTCTGTTAATCCCATTGCACCCATAATTTTACCGATGGCGGAACATCTGATTTTAAATACTTTTTCCATTTTTGTTTTTTATTTAGTTAATAATAATTGTTCAACTTCTTTTGTTACATTGTAGCGTGTTCTGATTTGGTCCATTGTAAATCCACTATTTATGATGGCTAATTTGCATTTATTAAAGTTTTCACTGCCTGCAATTAAATCAATTTTAGCAAACTTTTTAAAACGCACAACAAATCCGTGCCTTTTATCTGGCTGTGCGTAAATAATCACTGGCACATTTAACCAATCATCAATAAAATCACTGTTTGTTTCTTTGCTGAAAAACTTTGCATTTGTTCTATTCAAAATAACTGGCTTATATAAAGCTTTGCCATTCAAATCTTTTAAATACAAAGCGGAAACTGTTATTTTACTTTGATTCTTTTGGTCAAATGATTCCGCATCACTAAACTTGTCAATCATTACCACCATTTCTGGCTTTAAACCTTTTAAACTATTTTGTAAATCTTCACCACTAATGTAGTTACTATCATTGTTTTTTTTCCAGTGCGTTTTTTCCATTTTGTTTAATTTTAATTGTTATTTATATGATTATTAAATTGTGTTCTGACATCTGCAATAAATTCATTTAAAGCATCTGTTAATCCTTGCATATCTTCTTTGTCAGTGTCATTCATTTTGCCTTCTATTTCATTGACAAATGAATCAATGGCATTAACTGCGATATTAAAACGCATCTTTTGCTGCTGCTTTAATTCACCTATTATCATTGTGCTTTGGTCACTGCATAATTTAAACAATGCAACTAATAATTGTTTTTCTCTAATTATATTCATTAGTATAAATTTTGATGTTTATTTGAATTATTAGATTTTAACACTGGCTTTGTAATGTTTAAAAGTTTATGCGTTTCCTGCATTAAATCAAACATTGTGACACTATTATCACCTTCAATCATTCTTTGTTCTAATTTTGCAATCTTAGATATGCTTAAATCAGATTGTTCTTTTATTGCTTCTGTGTGTTTCATATTGTCGGTTTTTTACTTGTTGGTTGCATATCCAAAATAATATAAGTATTGCATATGTTTCTTAAATAATTTGCAACATCACAAATTTTGTGGTCATTCGGAAAAATTAATTCCTGCACCTGGTCAAAGGCTTTGAATTTTATTTTAATTGATGTATTCATTTCGTTTATTTTTTTGCCTTGTTAATACTCCTTTGTAAGAACTTATGATGCGTTCTAATTCTGCAATCTTTTGTTTTAATCTTTGATTTTCAGCTAATAAAGATTCTTTATTATTCTTTATAAATATTTCATCACTAAATGCCTTCTTCATCTTCAAAATCATTATTTGTTATTGCATAAACTACTATTCCGATGCAGATGATAATTGTAAATATCATTGCTGCTAATGTTTGCGATAATGTCATAAGGTTATTATTATTAAGATTAAACCAACAAAGCCAATCAAAAAAGAAATTGCTTTGTATAAAAATGTAATTTGATTATCCGTTAATTTCATTTGATTCTTTGTTTTTTTCAATAATTAATAAATTAAGTGCAAGCGCAAAAGCATCGTTAAATTCTTTTTCAGTGCATTCACTTGTTTTATCACTAAAAATAATAGAAGGTGCCAATTTTTCAAATTCTGCTTTTGCAAACATATTTTCACCTTCTGGCAATATTCCTATTTGTATTGTATATCCATCCGATGATAAAACTTTGTAATAATAAAAGTTGTTTTTTCTGTAATGCGGCAATGTAACTTCAAAGCTTTGTTTAATTTCAAATGTGTGTGTCATTTTTTTAGGTTTTAATTTGTTAATTTATTTAATTTCTAATTGGCCGCATCCTTCGCAGCGTGGGCAATCTTCTGTTGTAATTTCATCTTCAAAATATTCAGTGATTTTTCCAGTGCCGTTGCAATCTTCACAATCACAATATTTAACATCTTTGTCAAATACTCTAGTGTTGTAATTCGTTTCTGATTCCATTATAACTGATTGTAAAATGATGTGATTAATAAAATTGTTTTTCTGCTGCCTTTTCCACTATTCAAGGCGTTGCTTATTGTGGTAGTGCTTAATTTTGTAAATTCTGCTATGGCCTTAATGTCACCGTGTTCACGTTTTTCTTTGATTCTTTTTTCTAGTTTCATAATGTTTAAGTTTATTAATATGTCACAAATATATACAATAAATCAATACCAAATCAATAAAATATCAAAAGTGAATCAATAATTATATAACACGTTGAGTATCAACTTAATTAAATTTTTTTACTATATTTACAACTGTAAACAACAATTAGAAACAATGGCATTTAAAAAAGGTGAAAGCGGAAACACTGAAGGCAGGCCAAAAGGAACGCCAAACAAACTAACCGCAACAGTTAAAGAAGTTTTTACTACTGTTTTCACTGATTTACAAAGTGAAAGTGAAGTTAATCTATTTGATTGGGCAAAAAAGAATCCAACAGATTTTTATAAACTATGCGCAAAATTAATTCCTGCTGCTGTTGAAATGAAGGTCCCGAATGCAGAAGATTCTTTAAATTATGATGAATTTATAAAAAATGTAAATAATGCTTAAATCAGATTTAGTAATTGAACCATACACCATTGATGAAGCTTTGGATTGTATCAACAAAGAATTTAAAATCATTAAACGCAAAACTATTTCACGGTCATATTTAAGAAAACTGATTTACAACACATTAAAAATTCCAACAATCAAAAGCAAAAGGCGTTTTGTGATGATTCAATATAATAGCATCGTTGATATTTACAGCCATATTCTAAAAGCATATGAAGAAAAATATTTATACAATGGTAGAAGAAACAAAAGAAGGGATTTAAGGAATGCAAATAATACCTAAATATTTTCAACACTTTAAAAAAAATGCAGCATCTGATTTTGTTGGATTAATTGGCAGTAGTAGAAGCGGCAAAACTTTTAGTGCCTTGCAATGGTTATTTTATTTAGCACAATGCGGCGTTAAATTTGAAGCAACAATAGTAGGCCGCACAATTCCATTTTTAAGGGATGGCGCAGTTAATTCTTTTAAACAGATTGCATCTGGCTATCCGATTATTAAATCACCGTTTAGTGTAACAATTAAAAACGCATCTTTTTTATTCCGTTCCTTTGAATCAGAAGATGATGCAAAAGGTGCAGAACGTGATTTTCTTTATTTAAACGAATGCAATGATTTAGATTATAAAGTTGTTAAGCAGTTAATTATAAGGACCAGAATACAAACTATTGCAGATTTTAACCCTACAAAACGTTTTTGGATAGATGAATATACAAATGCAAATAACCTTTTGCAAACTACCTGGAAAGACAACCCACATTTAACAGAAGCACAAAAGGATAATTTTAGGAAAATAAGGGAACGTGCAGAAAGTCCAGATGCAAGTGCCTATGATAAATATTTGTTTTCTGTTTTCTATTTAGGTGAATATGGTGATTTGCGTGGCAATGTATTTGGCAGATTGTCAGAATGCGGAATTGATGAATATAATTTATTGACTAAAAACAGCAAAAAATTATATGGATTAGATTTTGGATTTAGCCAGGACCCGAATGCACTTGTTGAAATGACTTTTGTATTAGGCACTCTATACATCAAAGAATTATTATACCAGGTAGGTGATAATGATTTCAGTTTAAGCGAAATATTAAAGGAATATTGTAATTCTGAAAATCCTATCATCTGCGATTTTGGTTCTGGCGGCGATGCTCGTATGTCAAACATTCATCAACTAACAGGCTTAACAATGGTAAAAGCTGTGAAGGGTGCAGGGTCAATTAAAAACGGTGTAGAATTAATCAATACGCATCCTATTGTTGTTTGCGGTCCTAATATCATCAAAGAATTTGCAGGCTATGAATTTATTGATGGCGCATTTAGTGAAAATGATAATCATTTAATTGATGCTAGCCGTTACGCCATTGACTATGCGATTCGTGCAAACTACTTTCAAAGTTAAATAAAGCTACTTTCAAATTTGTAATTTTACGATATATGACTAAGGAACTTTTAAGCATCGAAAACGGCATTAAATTAGGTGGGCTAGTTATTGCTTTTTTATTGCAATATGCTGCAATTAAATCTGATATAAGGGATTTAAACACCGAAAAGAAGTATCAAATTGAACATATACAGTATCAATTAACCGAGTTAAAAGAATGCTGCAATAACAGAAGGAATGCGCCTAAATTGGTATTTAACGACCATAAGGCAATATTACCAAATGGAATTGAAATTGAAAATGAAAACTAGCGAAATTATAAAGCAATACGGACAGCCTGGTGATGTTAAAAATCTTACCACTATCTTATTACCATATCCTATGCGTATTGCTTGGGATTTAACAAAATCCATCAATAAAATGCAAGTGCATAAAGCTGCTGCATCTAGTTTAACAAAGATTTTTAATGAATTGTTGAATGATTATGGTTTAACTGAATTGCAAAGATTAGGAATTGATTTATATGGCGGTTGCTATAACTTTAGACAAATGCGTGGCGGCACCGATTGGTCAGTGCATTCGTGGGCTTTGGCTATTGATTTAGACCCTGCTAGAAACACACTGAAAGAAACAGATAAAACGGCCCGATTTGCAAAGCAGGAATACAAAAGAATGATTGAAATATTTTATAAGCACGGTTGGTATTCTTTGGGCAAAGAAAAAAATTATGATTGGATGCACTTTCAATTCGTAAAGCCTTAAAACTATGATTATCATAATGAAATGCACATTGCAGTATATGCAATCATTAGGTTATACTGATTTAGAAGATGGATTTGAAGTGATTAACAATGATTATATAAAACGAACATTATGATAAAAAACTATTATAAACCAACACCAAAGAAATTCCGCAAATTAGGTGATGCAATCCTGGCTGTATCTGTATTTGTGACAGCAGGCGGATTAATCGAATATGATAAATTAAGTTTAATATTTGATGCAAAAGAATTAAAAATCATCATAGGCATTGCATTCGTTTGCGGTGTTGTTGGTAAATTCTTAACTAACTTTTTCAAAGAAGATGAACAAGCAGGATAAAAAAATGTATCTTAAAATTGCATTTAATACCTTAATGTACATCATAGGAATTGCTTTTGCTTTGGCGTTCTTTACGTCAAAATGTGGCGGCAATACGAATGTTCCTGCACCAAAAAATGATACATTGTATGCGCAGGAAACAGCAGCAAATGAAGTGATTAATAAAACTTTAAATGAATTGCATTTGCTAAAATTGGTAAATGATTCTTTAATGTCGTTAAAGCCTAAATACATCACCAGGTACAAAACAAAATATGATTCTTTGATTGTCACAGATACGGCCTGCAAAAAAAGTTTAAACATTTTATTCGATTCCTTTGGCAAATTAAACACACTAAACGATTCTATTATAAATAATTTACAGCAAACTTTATTAAAAGATTCTGTGATGATTGGCGCATTGAATACTAAAATAAACATCAAACAGTCACGCATCACTATTGATTCAACGTACACAGAACGGTTAAAGGATAGCATCCCAAAAGTTAAAAGAAAGGGATTTATTAAAGGTTTTATTTATGGATTTGGAAGCGGTGTAATTATCACAGAAGGCGTTAATACAGCAGCAAAATTCATTAAATAAATTTGTTTAAATAAAGATACTTTAAACTCTATAATTTTACAAATATAAAAACAAACTAAAAATTAAATAAAATGGCAGTTACTTTATGCTCGACCTTAGTGTCAGAAAATATTTCACCTAATTGTGATAATCCAGTATTATCGGGTGTTGAAAACGTTGGTATTATCATTAACCGTGATGATATAAATTTTTCAGAAGTAGTAAAAGATGGGGTGCGTAAGAATGTAATTAAAGATTTATATTCTGGTATCAAAATTGGTAAAAAAGGTTATTCAATTTATATTCCTAGTAATACACCATTCAATGGTACAAAAATTACTATGTCACCAGGTACAAATTCAAACAAATGGAATACAGAACTTGCATTTACTGTTTTGAATAACGACCCAGATGTGACTAAAAAAATCATTGATGGATTAGCAAATGGAACTTATGTTGCGGTGATTCAAAACAAATACAACAATTCAGATAAGGCTTCAACACCTTCGGATTCAGTATTCCAGGTGTTCGGTGTTGAAAAAGGATTGCGTGCAACAGCGATGGAAAATGATAAATATTCTGCAGATACAGATGGCGGTTGGTCAGTTGTATTAACAGAAGAAGGACATCCAACATCTGCACATTTCTTATATGATACAACATATACAGCAACATTGGCACAATTCAACAATTTAACAACTGTTGCAACATCTTAGATAGTTGATTGAATCTGATATATACTATGAATTGAAAGCCTTACATTCTAAGGCTTTTAATTTATCTAGTAATGATAAGGATAGAATAAAACAAATATCAAAAGATTATAACATCGGATTTGTTGAAAGAAGCGCAGGCTGCACAAATTGCTATGTGGACCAAATAATAATATTAATGATTGCAATGAAGAAAAAATTATTGCCATTTGAAAATAAGAACTGTGATTTTATTGTTGTTGATAATGTTGATGTTACTATTTTAGGCCATCGAGTTAATAACGAAACAATAACAAATGATGTAGCAAATTTTATTATTGCTAACTTTAGACATCACAAAAAATATATTAAAAAGAAATGACATTTGTATTAGGTTATATTTTCGGCGTTTCCAGTGTAGTAATTACATTGGCTGTATTAATTATAATTGCAAAGGCAAAACAAAGCTATGACTATTTTAAGCATAAGTGAATTAAAGGCATTGATGGATGTTTCATTTCATAAAAAAGATGAAACAATAACAGCAGCGATTGAAGCAGTTGAAATGTCGTATATAAAAAAGTATTTTAAAAATGATGTTTATACTGCTATTTTAAAAAACACTATTGCATCACCTTCAAATACATTTTATGATTTAATTGTTGATGGCGGTTTTTACATTGATGAAGATTCAAAAGAATATCACATCAACGGATTAAATAAAGCTATTGCATTATTAGCATATTGTGATTTGTTGATTAATCAAACAGTAGTCACACGTTACGGCGCAGTAAATAAAAATGATGCGTTTTCGAATAAACCCGATTTTTCAAGCATTTTGGAACAAGTTAGCAGATACAGAAAAACGGCATTGTTATATTTAGAAGATATTGATACGATGTTAAGAACGTATTTAATTACACCTTCTGATACTGACATTACAGATTTATTAACCGCTTACCGTTTAGAATGCGTGGGCAATATAGAAGGGATTTTGAACGAATGGATATAGGATTTGGAAAATATAAAATATCAATTAAAAACACTAGCAATAATACAGCTATTGTTGATGGCAATTCTAAAGCTTTAATTGTTGGCGGCAATATGTTTGGTAGTTTAAATCTATTGACAAACTATAAATTTGCAGATGTTATTTTGTACCAATTAATTCAAAAAATTATTGATGCAATGAGTGGCATTGTGTGGACCTTTGAAGGCAATGAATTAAATTTATTGCAGGCCAAAATGAAAATCCTTTATGAAAAAAACTTTGGTGATTTTTACAAAAGATTATATTTTAATGGCCTGGCTGTGTTTGTTGTTAATTTTGAAACGCAACATATTTCATTGTTAAAAGATACGCAGTATAAAATTGAAAACGATGGCAGCATCACAGTTGATAAGGAATTTGCACAACACCGTGTTTTTATAACGTATTCAGAAACTTATAAAATGTTCGGCAAAACAGATTATGCGACCTGCAAAGATATGTATTGCCACATTGATAATTTAATGAATGCTATAAATTGCACAACTGAAAATTTAGGTGCAATGGGTATTTTAAGTCCCGAAAGCACGGCGGGTGTAATGACTAATTTTTCTAGCACAGAACGTGAAAAGCTGCAAACAGAATGGCGTGAAAAGTATGGTTTAAAGGTTGGTAAATGGTCAATCTTAATGACACAAACACCAACAAAATTTCAACAGATTAATTTACCTATCAAAGATTTAGAATTGACACAGAAGTTAGAAAACGCTGTTAAGATTTTAGCAGGATATCACAAAGTGCCTTATGAATTAGTGGCATTATCTGGTCAAAGTACATTTGCAAATCGTAAAGAAGCAATGAATGAATTAATAGATTTAACCTGCAAAAGTTACGCAAATAAATTGTTTGATATTTCAAAAGAAATATTTTTTACAAAGCCAATTAAAGTGAATTACACATTTGAAAAAATAATCAATACCAATGGAACAACTATTTAAAATAAACAATGCGACTACTTACAAATTTACTAAGGTAGGTGAATCAGAAACTGCAATACAATATATTGTAAAAGGTGATGTATCACATTATGGAATCAGAAATGATAATTATGAAATTGATACTAAGGGATGTTTTTCTGCGCACTTAAAAAAGGTTAAAGAAAACAATTTGACAATTCCATTAGTATTAAATCACAATGAATCAGATGCGGAAACAATCGGAAAATTTATTGAATTTGAAGATGGGGATTCGTATTTGTGGGGTTCTGCTGAATTAGTAAAAACGCCATACATCATCAATGAAGTAATACCTAAAATTGAAGCGGGTATTTATCCGTGCTTTAGTACTTACGGATGGGCCACAAAAGGTGCCTGGAATAATGAAAAAGAAGCGTATATAGTTGATGAAGCTATTTTGATGAATGTGTCGCTAGTGTCGCAGGGTGCAGATATTCGTGCAAAGGCTACATTAACAGAATTAAAAAACAAATTTGAAGTAAAAGAAACAATTAAAAAAACTTTTTTATTCGGCTTTAAATAAAGATACTTTAAACGATTTATTTTTACATTAATATTAAAACTAAAAACTAAAATGAGAAAAAATACTAAACTTGTTGCACTTTTTAAAGAATTACAAAATTCTTTGGCACCAGAAACAAAAGAAGCAGTTACAAAAGCATTTGAAGACGCTATCGCAGAAGCAGAAGCAGCATCAACTGAATTAAACAAGGATGAAGTGGCTGCAATCGTTGCTGACAAAATCGCAAATTTAGCAACAGTTGAACAAATGGCAGAAATGCAAAATATGATTAACAACAAATTCACTATGAAAAATACTAACGAATATTTAAAGACTAAAAAATCTTTAACTGATTTCTACAATGTAATTAAAAATTCTAGCCGTGACACATTCCGTGCATCGTGGGCGGAAGTTTGCAGAAAAGAAATTAAAAATGACATCGACCCGAATGGCGTTTTGTTACCTGCTGCAATTACAACAGCAATCATTGATAATATCACAAAAGCAGGTTCTTTATTTTCTTTGTTAAATCACACTGGCTTAAAAGCAATTAAGGTTCCAGTAAACACTTTAGCAGAAGATGAAACTGTTGGCCGTGCAGGACGTCACACAAAAGGCACTACAAAAGATGCGCAGGTGTGGGATTTATCACCAAAAACAATTTTAGCGCAGGCTATTTTCAAATTGTTACCAGTTGATTATGAAACTTTGCGCCAGGTAGAAGATGAAGCTGCTTTAGTACGTTATATCATTGCCGAACTTACAAACTTTTGGGTTAAAGAAGTTGAAATGGCAATTTTAGTAGGTGATGGCCGTTCTGTATCAGATGCAAGACACATCACATCTTTTGAAGAATTAGCTGTTGCTGCATCTACTGATTACATCACTGTAATTGATAACACTGCATCACCTGCGTTACCTACATTAGATTTAGTGCGCCAGGCAGTTGATTCTATTTTATCAGAAGGTAAAATTGTTTTAGTAATGTCTAAAGAAAATAAAACATTATTAGCAAAACACATCTACGCAACTGGTGGTACTACACAGTATTTAACAGATGAAGAATTAGCTGGTCAATTAGGTGTTGATATGATTATCACAAACAAACACGTTACAGCAGCAAATGGTGCTTTGGCAATCGTTTTAGACGTTGATGCTTATGCAGTTGTTGGTGATACTACACCAGAACAAATTAATCAATATGACATCTACAAAAATCAAAACGTTTTCGAAATGGTTGGTTTATGCGGTGGCGGATTAGTTAAATTAAAATCTGCATCTGTTGTTATTCCTTAGTAGATTAATTACAAAATAAAATCTTAAAAGGGTGGGTGTTTGCCCGCCTTTTTTTGTACCTTTAAAGTGTGAAAATTACTAAACATACAAAACTAAGCGAGTGCAGCGCATTTATTACTATTGATGTGATTGCAGCCATTGAAGAAAAAATTGATGAAGATTTTATAAAAGATTTTCCGACAATCATTAGTAATACAGTCGGTGAATTTATAATGCTTTTGCGTGGTGATGAAGATTTTATAAAAGGTTATTTTTTAAAAGAAAAAGCAGATATTACTGTTTATGAATACTGCGCAAAATCAAAGCATTTAAAAAAAGAAA